TTCTTTAAAGTGGGTGTTTAGTTCATACTCTACCTTCATTAGACGTTCACATAGATTCTCTATTTTTTCCTCAAAGCCATCTAGTTTGTCCAAGATCCTTTTAGTCAAATCGTCAAATTCTGTCATTGACATTCACATCTTCTTTTAGTGCATAGTGCGTGTTGCCCTTCCTTGCACATCTTACACATGATTTTTGGCTTGGCTTTTACTTCTGCTATCTGCTTCATATTTTCTTGTATGTATCGTTCTTTTTTTATGTCCTGTGCGTTTTTGGCAACGGTTGCTTGAAGATCTTGATTAGCTTGAATCTCTTTATCATCAGGAAGTTCCATACCTGTATTCTCTCTTAACCATGCTCTTGATTCGTTTTTGGTCATAATGCCCTGTGTAGTCAAATCCTTAACCTGTGCTACTTCCAACTCTATGACGTTTTGTGATGTAAATGCTACTTCACATTCCTCTACCTCTGGATCATATCCGTTTTGCATTAGAATGTTATCAAATAGTTCTACCTTTAGTTTGTTAGCCAAATATCTCTGATAACCCCTTACCCTTTTCATGACAATGTTATCTGTTGTTTCAGAACTTGCTCTGCTTGTAAAGTCACCTGTCATAATGTCGTGTGGGAATTGTGTACCAAGCTCGAATGTTTTCTCTAGGTGGTTGATGTAATCTGTGTACTTGCTGTTACCCTGTGTTTCAAAGAACTCAATCTCAGGCTTTATCTTCTGGACACGTTTGTCACCTGGCTTGTATCGTTGCCATCTTACTGCCTCTTTTTCTAGGTATGTGTCACTTGCTCCAGGATAGGTAATTGTTGTAATTGGATATGCATTGTTTAGTATGATTGCACTCATGGCATCTTCAACACCCCACATGATTTCAATTAGTGGTGCTGTTGTTCTGTTGCCTATTGTTCTTGGTATGGCAAGTGAATAGAATAGTGACTTACCCCAAGCTTGTTTAGAATAGTTTGTTAAGTTAAATTCGATAAATTTGCCTAGTTTGCCCTCACCTAGTTTTGCTGTTTGTCCGTTGTTTGTTCTGTGTTCATAGTATTCTAGTTCACCGTATTCGTTTCTTTTCTTTGCTATGATGGTTTGCATATCGACTTCCTCTACACCTTGTATGTCATTCTCATCTAGTTTCTCAAGTATTGAGTTTCCTGTGATAAGACAGGTAGTGACCATGTTTTCAAACTTGTCATAAAAGTTGCTATTTCTTATCCACTCGTTTAGCATTTCTGTTGCACTTTCTGATTTACAGGTGACATTCATTTCTGTTCCTGTGATTAATTCTGAATAAGATGATACTGCTATTTGCAGTTGTGGTGTCCTGTCGTGGTATTTGATTAACTGTTCAAATGTTACTTGGAATGGTTGCTCTCTTGAGTAATCTGATCTTACAATTTTTGCCAATGGTGTCTTGGCTTCTTTAATTTGACTTTCCTCTATGTCATAATTAATTGGGTTGCCTATTGAATCAAAGTATCTCATGCTGTTGCTCCTTCGACTACTAATAATTCAACCCTATTTAATGTTGATTCTCTTGCTCCAGATTTTGTTAATTCTGCTTTAACATTGTATATTCCTGGTGTTGGCATTTCACCTTCTGCTACTGCATACTCAAATGTTCCATCTGATGCTGAAACAATAGTTGCTGTTTTGTTAAAGTAATCACCCCATCTGTGGTTCTTTGTTAGTCTAATTATAACTGAATAACCTGTTAAATTTGCTTTTCTTGTTAGTTTAATGTCAGAATAAATTGTGCCTGTTAATTTGTTTGTGGAACTAAAGTCACCTCTATACCATTTTGGCTGATCAAGTATGAGATAAAGACCGTAAGCCAATTAAACGCTACCACGATTATTTAGAGAACTAATATTCAGATTAAATAATAATGGGATCATAATGTAATTCTTAATTGTTCTTTATATAATAGAATAAATTAATCAGGTATTGGTAAGCCACCTTTGTTTCTAAACCAATCTTGCACTAATCTTCTTGTGTAATGCATGACAGTTATCGGATCATTATCTTTTGCTTTCTTTAACTCTTTTTCCTTATCCTTAATTTTGGCTAACAAATTATTAACCGATTGAATGTATAATAGCATTAATTCTTCTTGGGTTTGTGGTATGTTATTCATTACTTACAACCCACCCATCACGAATGTATTTTTTACCTCTAAACTCAAAACAGCGTGGACATACATGATGTGATTTAGTCAACTTCCTTCTTTGGCTCTGCTTCAATAATGGTAGTAATTACTGATGTTGGTATTGTTTCCAGGTCTTTTATTTCCTCTTTAATCTTATCCAACTTGCCTTCTATCTCTTTGTATAATCTATATCCGTCTTTTAATTGATTAAATGATTTTACATATTCAGCGTATGAATTGGCAAAGAGTGTTGATAATTCTACCTTTGAACACCTGCCTATTGTCTTGCCTGTTGCCTTTGCGATAAATTCTTCTAGTCTTGGATCGTTCATTCTATTACCTCTGTATTTAATGAAATGCCACCCTTTGATTTAGCCTTTTCGGTTTCATCTTGTTTCACCAATCTATCGGACATAATATCATAATGACCATAATCAAACTCTTTGAGATCCCAACACGCCATGATGAAACAATCACCAATATCAAAGTTCAATTCTTCCTTGTTGATTCCACCACGTTTATCAAATTGAGCTGCTCTTAACTGTGAGATTAACTTTGTATGGCTAGGGTGTATTCTTACCTTACCCATCTTGACCATCTGGGCTGAATTGATAGCCATCTTACTTCTTAGGCTTTGAACGTTCGCAGATTCGTGATCCCTAATTTGTAATCCAAAGTTGATTGGTAGAGCAGGGATTCCTCTTTCTTCAAGATCTCTAATAAATCCTGGGTGAGCTGAGTCGATTTTGCAGTTAGAGTTGTATCTGTGTGCCATATCTTCCATAACATCAAGCATAGCAGATGGGCTTGGTCTTGGATATTCATTGGCTTCGGTGATGTAGAGTGTTCCATCTCTTATCTCTGCTCCCAATACACCAAAGTTTGATGAGCCAAATGCAGGATCTCCATATACACCACTTCTACCACCAATAATATTTAGGTCATATTCTTCTATAATTGAGTCAAGATTTTCATATACGTCACCTAATCCCATACCATATTGTAGCTGATATTCCCTGCCAAATGAAGGGCTTAGTTTGGCTACTCTTACATTCTCTGGGTGAAATACCTTGTTTAATCCTACTGTATAGTCAAGATGTTTCATTACATAGAAGTCCTCTTTGTCCTTATCACTCAATAAATCATATTCTTCTTCCATACGCTGAAACAACCCACCTGGCAAGTTAGGTGTTGATACCATAGCGATAAAACTATTGGTCTTTGGTATGTATCTCTCTGCTACTGTTCTTGCCTCATCTTGGTATCTACTAGGAAAGAAATCTGCTTCATCAAGCAGTACAATCTTTGGGTTTAATCCTCTTGCAGGTGATAAGTGGTTAGTAGGAAATGCTTCTATCTTACAGCCATTTAGTATTACAAGTGATTCTTTTGTCTTAAATTCCACGTCAAACAGGTTCTTGATCCTACCTATGACCTTGTTGGTTAGGTCTTGGTTTGCTCCTGTGATAATTATTGCAGATACATCTACTTGGCTATCTTTCCAATTATCGTCTTTAAGACAGTTCCATGCTATCCATCTAGTGAAAAACTCTGTGACACCTAGACCTGTTGCCTTTTTTACCCATATCTTTCTGTGACATTCTAGGGTATGTGCCAAATCTTCTTCGTAATCAAAATAGTCTAATTTGTTTGGTAATGCGTTCCAGAACTCTTTGAATGTCATACCTCTATACTGTGGAAAATCTACTGATACCTCATCTTCTGTACTACTTGGCAGTAGTGATTTTAGTATCTTAACATTCTGATGGAATGGCTTTTCATCATAATTCATTTAATCTCTCCTTTGCAATATCAATATAATCTTGTGATATATCTATTCCAATATATTTTCTGTTTAATTGTTTAGCCATTTTACAGGTTGTTCCACTTCCTACAAATGGATCTAATATCAAATCACCCTCATTAGACCATGAGGTTATATGATCATGTGCCAATGATTCTGGAAATCTTGCAGGGTGTTTTATTGTTCTTTGTTTACAAGGTGTTATATTCCATAGATTATGTCTTTGACCGTATTCTGCAAAGGTTTTTTTATTATGTGATGTTACACGTTTTTTAGTTCCATTTATCTGTGATACTGTTCCATGTTGTAATGTTCCGTAATGTTTATTTTTTCTGTCTTTAATTGCATTGAATGTTTTTAACTTTCCTTTAACTAAAATAAACATATACTCAAATACATTTCCATATCTTACTTTTAGACTTCCTGTATCTGTGAAATTACCTTTATTCCATATCATAGTGTCATGTAATCTAAACCCTGTATCTTTAAAGTGCAAGGCTTGTCTAAATGAATTTCCTGTTTCACTACCTTTTATTGTTGAATCCCCAACTACCCATACTACTATTCCACCTTCTTTAGTTACTCTGTAAAGTTGTTTTGCTACACTTTCAAAGTCAAAAGAATATCCATTGTAATCCCTCAACCCATCATAAGGTGGACTTGTAATAGTTAAATCAATACATTCACTTTGCATTGTCTTGAGAACTTTGATATTATCTCCACAAATTAATTCATTCATTTAATCATAACCTTTGGCTGATCAAGTTTCTT